TCAAGCTAAAGACGCTGCTAAAGAAGCACAAGCATACAGCGGCGAAAACTTAGACAACATTGCCTTTGGTGGATTCCTCGGGGGCCTTGCTTCGCGGTTTGGTCTAGAGAAAAGCATATTCTCTGGCGTGGTGCGTCGTAAACTGGCTAAAGAAGCGCCTGAAGAAGTTATAGAAAAAGCTTTAGATAGCGCGCCACGGGCCTTAATAGACGCTAGTGAACGCAGTACCCTAGGTGAAGTATCTCGTGCAGCTATTACAGAAGCCATACCTGAATCTCTACAGGGCGGTCAAGAACAGTTTACCCGTAACGTAGCGTTGCAGAGGGAAGGCTTTGACGTGCCTACGGGGCGTGGTGTAGTAACAGCAGGTACATTAGAGGGTGCGGTCGGTGCGCCGGTAGGTGCGATAGCTGAAGGAGCGCAGAGGTTTAAGTTACTTGGCGACCAGAAAGCAAAGATAGATTACCTGAATGAGATAGCCGACAGTATAAATTCAGTACCACTTCCCCCAGAAGGGACTGCTGAAGCCTCAAAAAAAGATGCCGAAGCCACGGTAGGTGATTTTGAAATTGTAGGTGAAGAGGAACTTACAGACGCGGAAGTAGAAGCCGCTCTGGCAGTATGGGGCAACGAAGAAGACGTTGCTTTTGTAGCAGAGCTGGGGAAACTAACTCCAGAAGAACAAGAGGATGCGTTGGCGGCACGGAATAAAACTAAGGCAGAATACGACGCAACAGTATATAGACTGCGAATCGCCAGAAATACAATAGACCGCGCTAAAAAACAAAATTTAAGTGAGTCTGAAGTAAAAGGAATGATGAGAGCACCCGGTGCTCCGCCAGCACCTGAGACTGGGTTCGCAGATATACAGAAAACAAATAAAGAAACACCCCTGTCACGCGACTTTTTAGGCCGTATTTCTGCCTTGCGAAAAAATAATGCGGCAAAAAACTTAGCAGGCGCGCCTAAAAAAGTGGTGTCTTATTTTCTAAAAGGAACCAAGACAGCTAATCCTAATGAGGGGCTGTTTACCCTTGCGTATGAAACTGCTACTAGTCAAGCCACTACTAACGCAGACATAGACGCAAGAAGAACTGAGCAACCAAATATCCCTGCGAGCGAGCAAATTCAAACAGCTGCGGGAGCGTCTTTACGTACCGATCTACAACAAGAAGCGGTTGATGCAGCTGCAACTTATTTTAGAGACATTGCAGACCCTGAAACTCTTGCGCGGTTTGATAGCCTAGTAGATAGCATTAAGCAACGTCACCAAGATGGCATAATAGAACAAGCGCGCAGTATACGTGCTGCGGAAACAGAGGTAGAGGTAGAGGCAGAGACGGAGGTAGGGGTAGAAAATATTAACCCTATACCAGACCCGCAAGGTGTTGTTGCTGCTTCTCAAGCTTCCGCTGAAGAACTGGCTACTGCTGACATGTCTAAGCTACTAGAGGCTGCTAATGAGTACAATGATAGGGCCGCAGAAGAGGTAATAACTAAACTATTAGGGCCAAAAGCAGCAGCAGAATACGCAAAGTTACCATCTGGTAGTGAAAGACAATTAAATTGGTTAGCTGAGAATTCTACTGATGTCTTTGAATTAGATGTAGAAGTAGACAAGCGTTTTGTTAACACGGACCGCTTAGAAGCTTTTAGTCGGTACGTTGGGGTATATAGTGAAGAATCTCCTACAGAGATGGGTAAAAGTATAGGTAGGTTATTCCAGAAGATGGGTAACCCAGACTTTAAATCCACCCCGGAATATGCGGGCATACTAAGTGCTTTTAACTACGCAACAGAACAAGGGTGGAACGTAGAAGAAGTACTAGCGGGAGCAAAAATAGGAGCGCAAGAATATGCGGGAACAAATTTTCAAGAGTTATTTCCTGAACTTTTTGGGGTATCAATCCCTAAAGTTGCGCCTGCTCCCGCAATAGAAACAGACGAGCTAGCAGCAGACAAAGCAGCAGACGAAGCAGCAGACGAAGCAGCAAAGACGGGGGGACGTAAACCAAAACCAAGAACACAAACATCGCCAGTTTCAATCTTTAACGTGCCTAATGTGGAGCAGGCAGATGCTGCGCCCGACCCAAAAGTACAGGCAGTAGAAAACGTAAAGGCAGAGATGGGCGTAACTCGACTCCCACGTAAGGGATCAAAGAAGCGTGCAGAGTATGATAGTAAGGTACAGGCAGAAACTCAAAGGCTAGCAAAGCAAGTTGAAACTGACTTTGAAAATATAACTTCGGAAGACATTGCTGTTCAAATAGAAGCGCAGGGTATCACTGCTCCAGAAGTTGAAACTAAGTACAAAGGTGCAGACATAAACCCTGACGTTGTTGCTATTGCCGAGTCAGGCAATTTAAACCGCACTATAGAAAGGCTCTTAGAAACTCTACCTAAAGAACTACGACCTATTGTGCGTCAGATGCGTAGGGCAGCTAGTGCTACTAAAATAGAGATAGCTCCAGTTGAAGGTCCGCGCCCCGGTAAATACGATTCGGGAACTAACACAATAACACTTGACCCCGACAGAGGGTTAACTACAGGTGTGTTCTTCCACGAGCTAGCACACGCAGCGTTAGCACGTAGGCTAAACGACCCCAACTCTGCCGAAGCAAAAGCGTTCTTTGAGTTCTTTAGTCAGATAAAAGACCAAATGGGAGACTCGTATGGAGGTACTAACCTCGATGAGTTTACATCCGAGCTAGTAAATAATTCTGAATTTCAAAACCTGTTAAAAGCTATTAAAGCCCCAAAGAGTAAGACCCTGTGGCAAACCATAATGGATGCCATAGCTAGCTTCTTTGGTGTCCGTAATAAAGGCCAAAGTGCATACGAGGCAGGGATTGAGTTTATTGACGGGATACTAAGTCTTGATCCTTCTATAGAACCCCCTCCGCTAGCAAAAGTTTTCTATGCTAATACAAGCCCTGACGTTGCAGCTAAAGAAACGACGGAAAGTTTATCAGACTTTACACCCGGTAAAGCACAAAAGATTATAGATAAACTCTTAGACGCTCCCGCACTTCTAACCGCTGCTATGGGTTCTTTACGCTTAGACAACCTTATGCAAATGTACAACAAGTTTTTACCTGCTATAAAAGAAATTATAACTAATGTAGAACTTCGTCAGGGCTACCAAGAACAAAGAATAGAAGAAGCAAACAAAAAATATAACGCAATGATGGCGGTGTTAGCAAAATTTAAAACTCAGATGCGTTCTATGGCTACAATGGCTATCGACGCTAGACTTGCGCGAGTTGACATACTTGATCTAAACTTTGAAAAAAATAATAAGCTCAAACCTAAGCAAGTAGCAGAATTAAAAAGACTCAAAGGCATATATGACAAGCTGCCAAAGGAAGTACAAAACGTATACAAAATTATGCGTAACGATTTTGATGCTATGTATGTGGAGTACAAAACAGAAATATTAAACGAAATACAAAATGCAGATTTAAGAGCACAAGTAGCAAAGAAATTTGATGAAGAGCCTCCTATAGCAGGGTATGTGCCTTTCCGCAGGTACGGAGAGTTTGTATTAAATTACATAGACCCAAACACTAAGAAGTGGACGTCTCGTGCGTTTGAAACAAAACGCGAAAGGGACATGGAAATACAGGCGCTAGGGTTGACCCTCCGTTCAGATTTGCAAAGTGCTGTAGATCAAGATACTTCAGAGGACGGTAGTGACGCTAAAGGAGCGCAAGGTAAACTGAAAGCTGGCGAATACACTTTCCTAAACAGTATTAGAAGAGCGACACAAAAAACAATGCCCGCTCAAGGTTTTGTTGCAGACTTAATGGCGGTGCTAGCGCAAGACGGAAAAGCAAAGGGTTTAACTGACGCTCAGATAAAAAGCCAAGTCGATACGGTGTATTCAACTTATCTTGATATGTTCCCTGAGTCTTCTATAGCAAAAAGCTTTATAAAAGCAAAAGATATCCCCGGTGCTTCTGAAGATTTAGTCCGTGCCTACGGCGACACTATGGTTAAGTGGGCGCGTAAGATGGCGGACGTTAAGTACAACGGCAAAATACAGAGCGCCTTTAACAAAGTAGAAAAGCAAGGACGTTCGTCTGATAGAGTAGACGTAAGGGCCGCAGCGCAAAGTATTGTCGATAGAGAAGAACGTACAGTAAATCCTACCTTTTCTCCGTGGGCGCGAACATCTACCACGGGTAGTTACCTTATGTTTATGACGGGTAACATCTCTTCGGGGCTTGTAAACGTCAGCTCACTACCCTTGCTTGCGTTTCCAATCCTTGCTGGTAAATACGGCGGTCCTAAAGCTTCAGCTGCTATGACTAGAGCAAGTCGTATGGGTGTGCTAGATATAATGAAAACCGAAGGTGTGCCTAAGTGGGCAACAGCCGGTTATAAGGGAGGCAAGTATACGCTTCTGTTTGAAACACTCAGAGACCACGGACAGCTCCGTCACACGCAAGTCAGAGAAATATTGGAAGGCGCTCGTGAATCTACAGCGGAGTATAGTGGTTATACAGCAAAAATTTTAAATTTCCTGTCCGCGCCTATAGAACGCACAGAGCGTTACAACCGGACGGTTACTAGCTTAGCTGCATTTGATCTAGCGTTGGAAGGCGGTATGACTCCAGAGGCAGCTGCTGAATACGCCATGCGAGTAGTAAAAGATGTAAACACTTCGGGTATGTCGTCTACTGCTCCTAAATGGATGCAGGGAGACATTGGGCGTGTGATGTTTACGTTTAAAGGGTTTATATGGAACAGTGCTTATGTGACAGCACAAGCTTTTGTAGACTCCATAAAAGGCGCGCCGGATAGAACACGTAGAGAAGCTTTCAGGCAGCTAGCGTATACGTTCGGTATGAGTTATGCCATAGCCGGTGCGTTTGGCTTGCCTTTCTTTGGAGCTATATCAGTCTTAACAAATATGGTAAACAGTTTGTTGGACGACGAGGAAGAGCCGTTTAGCTTACGCCGCGAAATGATGTTAATAATGCCAGAGTCAGTAACTAAAGGCCCTCTTAACTATTACACTAACTTAGAAATATCTAACAGAGCCAGCGTTGCAAACGGTATGTTATTTAGAGAAGACCCTTACGAGATAGAAAAGTATGGGTATCTTCAGTCTATGGCACTCCAAGCTTTTGGTCCTCTGGGTAACTACGTTCTTGATGCGCCTTATAAGCTAGGGTTAATTGCTGACGGGGAGTTCCAGAGAGGGTTTGAGGGACTCGCGCCAAGCTGGCTTCGTAACGGTGCAAAGACTATGCGCTTTGCGCGAGAAGGTGCTACTACAATAGATGGACGTCCAATAGATACAGATATATCTGCTTGGAACTTAGCTAATCAAGCGTTAGGATTTGCTCCTGCTAACGTGTCCAGCCTTTATGAAACCCGAGCTTTGGCTAAACAGTACGAAGGGCAAGTGCTACGTACTAGGTCCAAGTTACTCAAGAGACGTTACTTAGCGTTAACCACAGGTGACTCTGATTTGTTTGAGGAAACGGAAATGAAGATATATGAATTCATGTCGCGTTACCCCGGCCTCCTAACTCAGGACACGTTGAAACGGTCGTTCAAGTCTCGTGCCTCACAAGAGCAAGAGTATGTTTCAGGTATCCGCTTCAACAAGAGTTTCTTCCAAAACCTTACTCCTCTGTTTGATCGTTTGGAAGACGTTGACTACTACGGGGCACTCTAGACTTTCCATATACGGATGCCCCGCACTCCGTCCTCTATAGTTATTTTAGTAACTACCCTGTACTTAAACCGTTTAGTTTCGGCTAGTAAAATGTCCTTAGCCTCAACGGGTTTAAGACAGGGTATAAAAAAAGACCAACCTTTTTTAAACTTCTTCCAGTTGATCTGGTACTCCACCCTTTCTATCTGCATCGTCTTTTGCTTTCTCTACAATTTTAGTCATATCAATAAACTCAGGGTGTGCCGCATCAAACATGGCGCAACGTTGAGCAGGTGAAACTATAGCCATTCCTTTTGACATTCGTTTGTTAACCGTATCCAAGTATATCCCTCGGGCTTTTAAGTCTTCTAAAAAAGAATTGTAGTCCGTGTTGTCTTTATTAAGTTCGTTACGTAATTCTTTTACGGGTATAAAAAGTCTTTGGGTGTCGCCTTCGTGCCTCATAACTAGCTTTCCGTACCTAGGCTCTAGATTAGGAACCTTAGCTTTTGAAGTACGCTGATCTACGCCGTCATCAACATCGAGTAAGCCATTTAAGTTACCTGAAACAAACGCCCCTAGTATAGATACATAGCTGTCTAACGGGGCAATAGTATCTTTTCTTAGTTGGTTTATTATTTCAGCAGCTTTGCTGTATATGCGCCGCATATCAAATTTTATAATACCCAGCTTGGTAGCGATAATACCCGCTGCTATATTAGCCGCAACAATCGCTGACCAGTTTCGCTCTCGGGAGGTTAGACGTAGTTCTTTATCAATTTTTTTCTGTATCGCTAGTACATCGTTCTTAACTGATTCGGGATTAGCTAACACGTACTGCATGAAAGGAACAATTGCATGCCCGTAGTTTTCCAGTAATTGGTGGTCAAACATTTGCTTACCCTCTTCTGTAGATATAGTGTCTGGGTCTACATACCCTACGTAGAACTCTATAATTCTCATAAGTTCGCCGTCAGGTAAACTTTTACCCCCGTATAACTTTTGGTAGAAGGAAGAGTTAGAAGTGCTAAGTGTTATGTTTCGCCATGTAGTATCGTTCTTGCGGTTAGCATTAGCTGTTTGTGTGCCTTTATCTTTACCCTTACCTTGAGATACTTCATAAGCAAAGTCGCTTATATGGTCTGCGTCCATATTACTAAGCTCGTCCACAGTGTTTACTATATTATTTAGTACGCCGAGTTTGTTTACACGCGCTACTGCTGTGTCTTTAGGATTACCCAATAATTTTTCAGGGTCGCCAAATACACTGTTTGCCATGCGTAATACTGTTGTCTTACCAGTACCGGCATTTTTATGTACCAAACTTATGATCGCGCCTTTCTGACCTGTTAACTGTAATAGAGGAGAGCCAAATCCTGACAACGCAGCAAAGGCTTGAACTTCCATGCCCTCTCGGTTATACAAATTAAATACTTCACTCCATTTTTCTAGCGTGCCCCTAGGTTCAAAATAGGGTGCGTACGCTTTGGTTACTGTAGAGGCCGGTGTGTGATATACCCCGTCTACAGTTATCTCTCTTTCTCCAACAATAAACTTAGTATTGTTGTCAGCCCAACCGAATTGTAATCGCATGATGTCTGCCTTTTTCTGTGTTTGTAGTATTTGAATAACCCGCGTTACGTAATCATGTAGTAGCGCCGCGTTTGCAGTGCCTGCTACTACTCCGTTATGCGCAAGAGTTTTAAGTAGTAATCTTTTTTCTAAGCTTTCGTTAGGTATAGTGAACTCGCGTACTCCGTCATGCGGAGAGTGAAATACAAACACCGACACGAAACCTTGCTCGTCGTCCCACATTTGTTTTTGTATATATAGGTCGTGCTCATATACAAGCTTAGGGTCTTCACCATCCATCTTGTATACACCCCCGGTCTTACCCCTAAAATAGGGTTCAAATTTATTTATGGGACTAGAGGAAGACTTCTTTATAACTTTACCTAAACTGTAAGGGCCTTTTATTTCTTTGTTTTTCTTGTGTGGGCAACCTTTGCACCCTGTAGGGTTGTTCTTTTCAAATTCTTCACAAGAGTGTGGCCCCTTTATTCCTACTATTTTTCTTTCCACTGCATGAAAATCATAGTCTGGATGGCCCTGAGATATAGTGTGAATTGCCTTGCTACCATCCTCACAAAACTTAGCTACAGAAAGAGCATTAAACCAACGAGGCTCAGATAAAGTTGCCCTGTTAATTAAGCTGTCTTTAAGCTGCAAGCAAGGAGTGTCCCTGCCCACTATCTTAGAAAACTTATAGTCTTTATTTTCGTCGAGTAGTTTTTCCAACACATCTAATGTTGGCTTACTACTTCTCTTCACTATAACTGCATTAGGGTCTACTCCTAGCAGAGCACGTATATCGTTAGGTTCATGCCGTGCAGATGTAGGGTTAATTATCTTTACTAACTTAGGGTCCTCCTTCTTTTGGTTGTAGGTGCCCGGCACTCGCAGGATGCGAGAAGGATCGAACACATTAGGATCAGCACAAAATTTCTGAGTAACACATACTTCTTCTAACCGCTTAGCTATAGGTAGCCATTGTTCTGTAGGCACCTCTTCAGTAAAAGCCCAATAGACATGCAAACCATAACCGGAATTTACTATTGTAGGTTCCGGCAAATCGACGGTAGCACAAAAAGCTTTAAGCGCCTTAGCGCCTTCTGCTTGGCTAGCGTACCCTTTTGGTAGCCCTGTGGACGGCTCTATTTCTTCTGCTTTGTTTCCTCCGCAGTCTATATCAAGCCAAATAGCACCCAGAGACTCTACATTCTCTATCTTCCTATTACCTTTTTCTTTTAGCTTCCCTAGAGCAAAAAATACATCCATGCCTTGCTCAGAGAATTCATCAGCTATTGTATATGCCACTGCTAGACTGTCGGTAAACTTTGGTATGGGTCTACCGTCTTTCATGCCGACCACATTATATATGCCACCCCTAGGGACGGCGTAATCTATGAGGTCAAAAGCTTGCATTATTTGTACTCGCTTATCAGTGCTTCTACGTAAACTGTGAGTTCGTTGTTAGGCTCGTGGAAACCCACGAACCAGTTATAAATAGTCTGCCTACTAACCCCCAACTGGGAGGCCATCTCAGTAACTGATACATCATTGTCGATGCACACCCTACCAAGACGAACCCCCAGAAGAGATTGGTCAGCTTTTTGGTTTAGACTATCGATGCGTGTCGTATAGCCATAGCTCATTAGTCGTCACTTCCCCATGATGAAATAATATCTTCTATGTCATCGTCATCGTCGTTAGGAGTTTCAATTTTTTTCTTACGTTTAACCGGTTCTTTAACTTCTTCTTCTTCTTCAGCGTCAAAAGCGTCAGCGGAAGTGGTAGCAACTTCAGACTCAAACATGCCATCTGAACTTTCTGTCTGAAAAGGACTACCAGACTCTGCATCCGCACTGAAACCGTCTTCTTCTCCAAATGGCGAAGCAGGTTTGTAAGGCAAATACTTTAGTACCTGTACGCCACGCAACCGAAGAGATACGCCCGTGGCTGCCATTTTATAGGGTATGAATTCGACTGCTATGTTTACTGTGCTACCAGTAGTTAACATAAAGCCTTCATCTAGCCTTTTGTTTTTTGCATCAAACTGATCCGGGGGTGAAGTAGAGTTACCACTATATGCAGCTTTAAGACTAGCCTTACCCACAAAACTCCCGTCCTCTAATTTTTTAAAAGGCATCTCAAGTTTTTTGGGCCAAGACTTATCACGTCCTGACGCGTTGGTATATGAGTCTTGCATGATTTGGTACAGTTCTTTAGCTTTCTCACTGCTCAGTATAAAATCTAGCTCGTACTTCGCACCGTCTTCTGTAGGGTCACACGGTACGCTCTTACCGTTTGCACCTGCTTTGTTATCAAACCTGTACGGCTTGTCTAAACGAGGGTAACGCGCAGCTACGTTGCGGATGATATGAGACATGTTAGACATTTCTTGCTCCTTAAAAGGGATTAATTTTATGTTTTCAACTTTGTTTAAAAGCTGTTGTATATTTGCAAGCTCTTCCTCTGTAAGAGGTCGAACCGGTTTAAAATACATCTTGTAGAAATTTCTATGCGGTACAAAATATATTTCGGTTAGCACATTGCCGACGTGCTCTCGGTTACGCTCAAGATGTTCTATATACTTATATAGGCTCATCCTGTTGTCTTCTTTTGAGAATAAACTTAACGCATTTAATCTAAGCTCATAAAGAAAATCTGTTTTAAGAAAGGCAACTTCAATGTTCGTGAAGTACTTACAAAGAGCCCCTCCTACACCCCTGCCAGTTTTTATACTTTGGGGGCAGTCCATACATCGCTTAGCCTGTATGTTGCTAGCAGGTACTGACGTTGCTGGAAAATCACAATCAAAAGACCAACACGTTAAACTGTTGTCTTTGTAATAGTTTCTGGATAGCGTACCGCTGTTTGTTATAACAACTTCTACAGACTTCAAAGGTTCATAGGTGGCTGGGTGTATAAAGCACCCATCCTGAATTCTTAACCTATTCATGCTTTGCGCGGTTTAAGTACAGTTATAGTGTACTTGCGGTTTGTTTGTAGCCCCGGAGGTGCTACATCAGGATTAGCTTCTAAGAACTCTCGCATGTTCGTGCTGTGCATACGCTTTTCAAGTAAATGAAGTGCATCATTATCTTTGAGAAACTTGTGCATCTTGTCCCAATCACTAGGCCAGTAGCTAGTATGTACTCTGCGTGAAATAGTTCCTGCGGGAGTTCTTACACTGTCTAGATTCTGTTCATCACAGAGTTCTAGCATCTGCTGAGTAATCTTATCTTGCTGCGCTTTTATTGTTTTTATCTCTTCTTCTTTAACTCTTATAGCTTCACGCATCTTGATATAGATGTCAGTTAGTTTGTCGGCTGTCTGTTTCATTACTCCTCCTTTCTTGTAGGGAGAAGTAGTTTACCAATACTCTTTACAGTGTCAAGTATTTAGTTCTTGTTTATACAAATCAATTATTTTGGTGTGGTGATCTACCTTAGAGCGCAGCATAGTGTAGAGCCGAGTCTCAACTTCACTGCCGCGTATGTGGACAACTGTCATCGGGTTATGTTGTCCCGGCCTGTCAATGCGCGCATTAGCTTGCAAGTAAGTCTCTACGCTAGTAACAGGAGCGTACCAAATAATAGTATTAGCTGCGGTTAGAGTTAGACCGTGTGACGCTGCTTGTGGCTGTATGATAAGCACTTGAATCTTATCTGTTTCTTGGAAGTCTTTAATTATTTCGCTTCGTTTATTTACAGAAACTTTACCCGATATTATTTTGCACGGAATTTTACTTTTAATTAAAAAATCGTTTAGTAATTCTATAGTGTGTGTAAAGGGTACAAAGACAAGTACCTTGTGGGAAGATTCGTCTATTACTTCTTTAACGACATTCAAACGGTTACTTACATCAAACTCAATGACTTGTCTATCGTCCGTGTAGACCGCACCCCCTGATATTTGCAGTAGCTTGTTTAAGTTAGTGGCAGCGTTAACAGAAGTGACCTGCTCCCCGTCAGCTTCCATAGTCATGCGATCCTTTAACCTTTTATAGTACGAAGCTTGTTGTTTAGTAAGCGGCGCTTCTCGCTCTACGTAAGTAACAGAAGGCAAATCTAAACACTGGTCTTTCTCAAACCTAATGGCAGGTTGCAACACTTCATGTACTATTTCATTCGCTTCTGGTTTGGGACGCCACGTAAACTGAGACACTTTGTGCATTACCTTGTCTCTAAATTGGCCGTAGTATTTAGGTGCGTTCTTTGCGTTAACTAGCTTAGCCAAGCCAAAAGCATCTACAGGTGATTGTGCTGCGGGAGTACCAGTAAGCATCCAAAGCCAAGTAGTACTCGCCGTAATGTCGCGCAAAGTTTTCCACCGGTTAGTCTGTGCGTTTTTGTAGGCGTTAGCTTCATCTACTACAATTACGTCAAAGCCCCCATTAATAATTTCATCCTTAACTACAGCTACCCCATCAAAATTTATAATGACAAACTCAGCACCCGCATTTAGTATTTTCTTCCGTTGCTCCGAAGTCCCATGTGCTACAGAACAACTACGGTGCATAGCAAACTTGAACAAATCTTCTTGCCATGCAGATTTCATAATAGACAGAGGGCATATAACTAGGACACGTTTAACTTTGTCCTGCTGCATCAAGTAATCTACTGCCCATATTACAGACGCTGTTTTGCCGGTGCCTTGTTCGTTAAAACAAAAAGCTTTCTTGTGTAGTGTTAGGAAAGACGAGGTTTCTTTTTGGTGGTCGAACGGTTCATACCTTCCAGTATACGAATAGTCACGGGCCATAGGAGACGGTACTTGTTTTACTTTTAACCCCGCAAGTACTTGGGCTTCATGCAGCCTCCAAGGGACTGCTATCTTGTAAACCCCATCTACTTCATTGAGTATTTTATAATCGTCTATTTGCTCAGTAATTAAATGAGGACGTTTTGTTTTTAGTACTAAGGCTTTATTGTCTATTACTTTCACTGTTTATCTCTTTCCGTATATGTTTTTTTGTTCTTGGTCGAGGTAAGGAGTTAGCTCACGGGCTAAATCGTCCATGTCCATTGATTTGTTTATTAGCGGGTCATCTTCTTCACACTCAAACGAAGGCACGTCAAAGCCATGCATGTCAGTAATGTTATTAAACTTCGGTGCTTTCACGTTGCATTGATAACCATTCCAAACAAACTTGCGTTCGCCGCGTATATGTTCTCGCACTACAACATTGCCTTTTGGAGTAAGACGCGTGTGCTCTTCTACAAAATGTATTATTTTCTTTCTGTTTCCACTCAACGTAGTAGCGTACTCTCTGTCTTTGAAATAATGTTTTGTATCTTTTGTGTCTATGCAAAAACTCATGCGTGAGTCATTCTTTTTTGTTTGCACTGTCCACATCTTGTCACGATTATTCCAAAAATTAAAACACGCGCAAAAAATACCTACATGCGCAGCTTCTTTACCAACGTCTTTAACTGTCCATTCATGCTCAAATATATCAGGGTGTTGCCAAGTTTTTCGGGTGAAGCATGTTTTCTTACCGTAAACGTTACCCGGTTTCTTTTTGTGGGGTATTGTCACCATGTCATCTGTCACCCAACGCAAAGTTTGCACTTCGCCCTTCGGGTTTACTGCTACATAAAAATACAACCAGTAATTTTTACCCACTTTATTTTTATTTTTAGCTTTTTCAGGACCAAGAGGCACGCTCAATCCTATTTTATAAACAATGTCTTTTGTAGGCTCCACATGAAGAGGAGAACTTTCGTATTTTGTAGCGTAGAAAAAATTAGGAAATACTTTATCTCCACTGTCGTCGGGGAAAACCATATTTGTAGCAACAAACATAATCCCCGGAAACTTTTCTGGTACTTCTACTCGGGTCTCTACCAAGTCCCTTGCAGTCATTGCAGTAGGAGCCACAAAGACACCTAGCCTTTTAAGAGCGTTGGTATTTGCTTTGCTATCCCATGATCGCTCGCCTGTAGCACGGGACATCTCTTTAAAATTTCTATCCAAGTTAGCAAGGGTCTGTTTTATTGTTTTACCCCTGCCCTTTGTATATTTCTTGCGTCGCTTCACCGGAACTACAGCTTTGCTCTTACTAAAATACTTAAGAACTTTCTGCAAGTAGTGGTTTACTTTAGCTTTAATTGCAGCACCCATAGCTAACATAGTTTACCCCTTGTTTTTGTTTTTACGCTCACGCGTGCTAGTTTCCGATACAAGGTTGCCTTTAGAATCCCGTTTAAAGGATCGGTTGCGGCTAGCTGTCTCTACTCTAGTACCATCAGAGTTCTTGCCACCCTTGTCCATTGCTTTCTTATGGGCCACATCTTTGCCGTCACCCTTAGAAACTTTTCCCTCTCGCATTGCCTTACGCCTAGCTTTGTTGCGTTGGGCGCGTTTCTTTTTTTGCTCTTCAGTGCCTTGGTACTTAGCGTACTCGTCTTTGTAATCTCGTTTCTTAGCAGCCATGACGGCCTCCTCTATATTTAGTGTAGCGTTTTTGTATAGTTCTCACCGTGTGTAATCTCGGCTAAGCTGTTAGCAAATTCTAAAATTACTCTGTTATTAGCCATAAAAATTTCATCAGGTATTGGGTTATTACCCGCAACAAGCTCTGCTAATTCAAACTCAAGATTTGGGTATCTTTCTGCCCAATGCTCAAAAACATCTATTGCCATTTGTTCGTCTTTGTAGTGCCCGTCTACATAGGTCTGTTCATCCACCTCTACCAATATAACGTAGTTGTAGCTCATCATCGTTTCCTGTGGTGTTCGCAGCTAGTAACCGGACAGTACGCACACAAAGGCCCATCCTTGGCATTCCATACGTCTGCTGTAGTAGCTACTTCTATCTGTTCTAAAGCTTCGTCGAATGTGCCAATGTAAGATTTGTACATATCTACAGTATGCTCTTTAGTTACAAAACCGTTACACACAACAAACGATAACGCAGACTTAATCTTTTTTACTTCGGGGTAATTTATAAACACAGCCCCTGCAAGTAAATCTAACTGTTTAGTGTCCGCGTAGTTTGCAGTTTTGCTAGTTTTATAATCGATGAGGTAAGCTTTATCTTCGTTTATTATAAGTAGGTCTGCTATACCCCTGTACCAAACATCGTTGCCAAAAAACTTTGTAGGTTTAAAAACTCCACCCCCTTTAGACACTCCAAGTCTAATCTCGCAATGCTTGTCACCTTCTATACTATTGAAGGCGTCTAGCGTACCTTGCAAAAATTTATACTCGCGCTCCAGCGGGTTTCCATCCCTTATATATTTTTCAGCAGCACTATGCACTCTGCTGCCGTACGCAGTAGCTGCATTACCCCTGTCCTTTACATCCTTAGCAATTTTTAGGTGGTAGTATTTTTTAGGGCATTGCTTAAATGTATTTACACTACTATAAGACCAAGCTGTCATGTTTAACCTTTCTCTTTTAAAAATTCTCGGCTGGTTGAGCCGGGTGCCGAACCAAACTGCTCGCTAGAAAACTTTTTCTTTACCCCTTTTACTTGCGTAAACGCACGGGGTGAGCACTGTGTTACCTTACCGCCTTCGGCTAGGTATTTTTTAATATCCTGCGCTATCTTCTCTCGCTCTTTTTCTTTCTGGTCAAAGGTTAACGTATCTATCTTGGTAATCATTCGTACGCTTCCTGTGTCTCTAAACAACGTATTGTTTTAGCTGCACGCAACTGGGTCTCGTAATCGAACGTATCCCACAGCAATCTAAGTTTTCTAACGCTGCTTGCGTTAAAGGATTTACTTTTCGCTGAGAGGCGAGGTGGTTTTATACCATAACTATTTTCTACAAACATAATCACCCTCTAAAATATATCGTGGCCCCCTGTAGGGACTATTGTTTCTAACACTATACCCCCCGCCGTATAGGCTTCTTCGGCGGTCATTATTTCAATATGATTAGGTGCAGTCTCCACCACATACATACGAACCTGATCCGCTTTAGCTAAAAACTCTGCTTCTTCTAACGCAGCCGCAGGATCAGTGAAGTGACTCATCTTCAAACTCCTCAAGTATTGTTTCCAATTTCTCTACCGCTTCGACTACGCGATCAAGTAAGGCAAAAAGTTCTTCGGCATCTTTGCCATCTACTTCGATTATTATTTTCATTCTACCTCGTGTATCTCGATTAGAAGGTCGATGCAATGCTTTGCTTTGGTCAAGTCTTCCAGCGGGTTTCCCTTCTTCTTCCAGCGAGAAATGTATTTCACTACGTTACCCTCTAATAAACTTAAGCCATTCTTCTCCGCGTATTCGGCTGGCTGGATGGGCATATCTTTGTAGTGTGTCCCCCCTGTTTGTTTGTTGAGTGCGTTAGCCTCGGCGTCAGCCTTCTTCCAGTCCTCCAAGATAGCCCTGTTTCTTGCCTCTTCTAACTCTTCTGCTGTCCTTTGTGTTCGCGGCGCTGTTACGTGAATCATATACGTTCTCCTTATCCTTATTAAAAACCTTATCCCAGTTTTGACGTGCCTCGGCAGTGGATACTGCTGTTGGCCTTCGCCTACTACCTTTACTCATTCGCCTTGCTCCTAGGGTGCTGGTATCTATCCTTCACGATCTGCTAAGTATTCAGCACGATCAAGTGCAAACTCAGCGGGGTCTACGTAATCTTCTTCTAGAGTATCGAGGTAGCGTTCAAGGTCTACCATCACTGGGTCTTTATCATTCATTAGAGTGTCCTCCACTCTTCTCCGCTAACTTAGCCGCCCAGTATTTCTGGTTGTCTTTTTCAGCTTGTAATCCCGCTGCCTCGCGTTGTGTGTATTTCAAGTCCGCCGCCTCCCAGTTATAGGGTACGTAGGAAATAACCGTAACCCAAGGTTCGCCACGGGCTTGAATTGGGAAGAGGTTGTACAAAGACCGTCCCTCTTCGGCTAAGTCGTTCATGTAATCCTCCAACTCTGAGGCTTCTACGTTTTGTACTTCAAAACTTTTGTCTGCCATATTCATTATCATCATCATTCTCCTAAATTAAAGGCCCGTAGCGTGGGCTAGCCGGTATGCACACCTCAACAAAGAGAACGCCTTATAAAAAGGAGTATAATAGGTGTTGTACGTTGCATACTGTGGGTGTTTTCAGCCATTAC